TTTGCGTTAGGGTCTGCTGGTACTGAAACAAGAGAAATTTCTTTAAATTGTGCTTTATTTACAACTAGAGCGTCATTTTCATTAAACTCATAATCTGTAATGTAATAGGCGATTGATAGTGAATCAAATGCTCCATTTTCAACAGCCTTATTAATGTTTGGTGCATTGTCATAAAGTGTAAAGTCAGTCAGGTATTTATTAGTAGCTAAATCATAGTAAACTTTTGCGTCCCCGATGACTTCGCTAGATCCAGCACCATGTTCATATAGCAATGGGTATCGTTCTCTGGCAAACTCAATGCAGTTGGGGGTCAAGATAATACCGTTACGATTCTCTACACCAACTTCTGAACCAATGCCTTGG